TAGTATCCATTTTGATACAGGTGATAAAGATAAAGACTGTTTTTTCGTCATAAACAGCCCAGATATATATTTAGGTTTAGATGGTAACGAATATCCAACAGAACCAGGAGTATTGGGTGATAAAAATGAAGAATGGCTAAATAAATTAGTAACCCAGTTAAAAGAAATATGTAAAATATTAGATACTAGTTATAGCCATATAGGAGATAGAGGAGGATCCACCACAGCTAAACCTTCATTTGGAGGAGTCAATTCTACATTAGACCAATTATTATCTACTCTACCTGAAATTAAAAGTAAACACGTATATTTAAAAACATAACAATGGCAGGATTCGATATATTATCAAAATCACAACAATCAGTTAATACAAAAGTACAAGGTTTACAAAATAAACTACCTACACGTGATGACGCCCCTATGGCAGCACCTCTTGCAGACTTAAAGGGGACTTTACCCCACCCAGAGAACATTAAAGAAGACTTTAAAGCACCAGATCCCGTAGAAGACGCAAAAAAAGATGATATAAAAACTGAAACAAAAGACGAAAGAACGGGGGAAAAAAGAAAAATGACATCCTCTGAATTATGGATGCAAGATAACTTTCCAGTTGAACACAAGAATGAAGGATATACCTTTCATTTTAAACTAAGTGATGGTTTTCCTGATGATCAAAAATTCAAAATATCAGTAGGAAATCCAGAGGGTAAATTTTCTACCAAAATAAAAAAGAGAAATAAAAGAAGCCAAAGAAAAAAGTATGGGGATTATGAATGGGTTTTTAATAAACCTTCTAAAAAGTTTTTAGTAACTTTCCATATGGATAAAGATTGGCCTTCTTATATGAATAAAATAGAAAGAAGATGTAAATTAATACCTACATATTCAGGCCCACCATTATCAGAATATGAACCATCCCCAGATTCACCCACACCTGAAACTAAAGAATCAATATCAGGAGGTATAGAATACTATTACACAACAGAAGTCTTAGGTACAGATACAATACAATTAACTATATCTAATAATGCAGGATTAAATAATTTTACAGAATTATATGTTGGTCATTTTAATGGGGCTAAAACATTAGATGAAGCGGCACAAAACGCAATAGAATCTAGAACTTTCAAAATGGATGCCTTTGGGGAATTTCATAATGAAACAGATATTGATGGAAAAATCCTTTGGCAAGAAGAATACCCTAAAACAGGTACCCCTCTTCCAGGATCATCACAAAATACAGATGCTGCACCACCACCACCTGAAGAAGAATCACCTAATGAAGTAAAACCCCCAGATT